GATTGCAAGGATTATCGCGCCCCACTTCAAGATGGTAGGATTGAGCTTGCCTATCCAACTGAATATGGCAGTGAACGCGATTACCAGCTTGGTGACGATCGGAATGAATACGTCTCCGATCTCGATCATCAGCGCATGGAAGTTGTTCTTCAGAAGTTGGATCTTCATCGCAGGAGTGTTGGCCATAGTATCGTAAGCGGCCTTCAACGCTCCCTTGCTATTACCCATCTCCTTTACTAGGTTGTTAAGCTGGCCGAAGTTGTGGATAGCGATGTCAAAGAACCTCATGGCTTGAATCGTGCCACCGGTACCCTTGAACATAGCCGTCAAGACGTCGTTCTGTTGTGTCGGATTCAGGTTCTTGAGAGCAACGCCTAGCTGGGTCATGATCTGGTTGATGGGTAGCATCTTGCCAGAAGCGTCGACTACCTTGATCATAGAGTCAGCAGTGATACCGAGCTTCGCAGCTGTCTTGTCACCAAGGACACTAGTTACGATTTGACCGAAGTTCTGAATCTTATCTCTAGACTTGCCGATCGCATCCAGAGCTCGACCGACTGACGAGGCAGCGTTAGACGCCGACAGGCCGTTCCTAGTAACGAACGCCATTAGGGCTGCAGTCTGCTCGAACGTCTGGTTCTCTCGAACAGCAGGACCTGTTACTCGTCCAATAGCATTCGCGAAGTCTCCATACGTGCCAACGCCGTACTTGACGAGGTTGAACATGATGTCCTGAACCTTCGTGACATCCGTTACCTTCATCTGGTAAGCGTTCATAATGCCAATGCTGGCACGCTCAGCAGTGCTCAAGTCGACTTGACCAGCAACAGCCTCTTTGGCGAAGTTGCTCAACAGGAACTTGGCCTGCGACATGTTCACGTCCATAGACGAGAAGATGTCGTACAAGCCTGCCTGGATCTGATCTAGTGGCACAGCGACGTTTCGAGCAACATCTAGACCAGCTTTGGCAACATCGTCGAGAGACGCCTTGACACCGTACATCTGTGTCTTGGTAAGAGCGACCTGCTTGTTGTACTCGATAGCGTCGGCGGTCGCCTTACCAAAGAATGCGAGACCAGCAATGCCGACGGCTGCAATACCTGCACCGACAGCCATCAGTGCTTGACCTCGCATCATGGAGGCCTGCGCGGCCTTCTTCTCGGCATTGCCAAGGTTGTTGAGGTCTCCAGCCAGACCGCGCAGGACCCCCGAGCTCATGTTCTGAGCGCGAACTACCAGGATAACCTCTCGAATGCCGAGTGGCACATCTACCTCCTGGTATTTGACTTTCGGTTCTCTTCCTCAATCTCCTTTATCCGTTTGGCCTCGACGACCATATCCATTCCATATACAAAGAACGAATCCTGGTCGAAGAGTCCGCCCGGCTGAGGGAGGCAGTGCATATGCTCACAAACGTTGACTATGCCTATGAGCTGTGCAGCTAGGCGTCCGTCTTCAGTAGCGGACGGTGTTCTGCTGGCTTCACTTCGACCGCTGTTGAGGATGAGCTTGAAGACCTCTGCTCGGAGTTTGGGAGGTTACTCTCCCAGTCGTGTAGGTTCTCGATCAAGTTCGCGATCTCGTCGCCAACCATGCCATCGAGCTGGTCGACGTCGATCGGGTTCTTGAAGTCGAGCCGCGTCCCGTTGTCGTCCTTGTCCAGGTTGTGATCGACGACACAGCAAGCGAGCTCGAACGACGCGACGGCCGTCTGTGCCTGCTTGACCTGCATCGACGACTGCTTGGTTCGCTGGTCAGCCTGCATGGACATGGTCATAGCAATGTCCTGGCGGTGCAAGCGCTCGCCGTACGACATACGACGTAGCTTGACCCAGCCGCCAGGACATGACTGAAGATCGAACTTCTGTGGAACTGTAGACACTGTTGCGTTTGGCACTTTCGTCCTCCCTTTAGACTTGTGCCTTCTTCTTGTGCGGCTTACTGGCATCTATCTACTTACAGGTGAGGTGTGATGGTTTCTTGCGTCTTGTAGATGATGTCGTACTCGCTGCCCGACCCATCCAAGACGGACTGGTAGGTGATCGAGGCGCGAACCAGGTCACCCTGACCAGATAGCGGAACCTGGTACACGTCCTTGATGCCTGCGAACACGTCGAACGTGATACCGTTGTTAGCACCTGCAGCGACAGCCACCGTCAGCTTCTGCGCAGCGACCGACTGGAACAAGGCGTAGTCGCTCTTGTCGAGGAAGTCACGCGAAGCGGTCATCTGCGTCGAACGTTCTCCGTACGCGACGAACTGCGCACCTCGAGCGTTCTTGAGTCGGTACTGAGCAGCGCCAGCGTCGTCGACGGTGAACGAGAACGTGTCCATGTCGGTAACGACCGTCGGGTTCGGGATCTGAATGCTCCACGAGCCAGGACCGTAAGGCACCGACGTCGGCCAAGTCGCTGTCGGCACCGACTGCGTAGCTTCCGACAAGCCGATTATGTCGGCTTGGAACTCGAGGACGTTGTTGTTCACGGTGAAAGTCTGCTTGGTCACACCGCAACCCGCGTAGCCAAAGACCACGCCGTTACGGACGACAGTGATCGACATCGTTCGCGGAGGCACAGCAACCGATGTTGGCGTGTAGGTGTAGACGAAGTTAGTCGCGCCTGTCTTAACACCTACGGCACGAGAACACTCCGTGAAGTAGAGGCACGTGTCTTCCGTTGCCTCCATCGTGAGCGTGCCTTCAACGTCGAAGTCACCTGCTACAACGCCGATCTGGGCAGCTGATTGCCGAATCGGTCTGCGGTAGTTGTTCTGCTCCTTGTACTCCAACGTCTCTGACAGAATCGGGACGTACTTCGTCGGCGGTACATACGTACCGACGACTGTCTCGAAGGCGATGCCGATCAGGCCACCTGCACCGATACCGTACTGAGTCACTTCTCACCACCTTCGTTCGTCTCGTCGTTGCCCTCGTCGCCGACCTTCTCGACCTTGACGCCGAAGATGTTGAGTTGTGTCGGGTCCTTACCACGTGCAGGCATGTGCACCCGACGGCCCGTCTCGGGATGCGCATCGGAGAGATTGACTACCGAGTTGATAGAACGGAACCGCTCCACCTGCTCATCGTCAATCTCTGTAGTCGTCCCGTTGTGGAACGTCCCGAGACCGTGGATGTATACGTCTTGATCACCTAGATTCGGATGATCGACAATCACTCGGTATGTCATTTACGCCACCTACACCTGTGCTGGGAATGTTGTCTTACTCTGGGATTCGAACGTCAACCTAGCCCCCATCATGAGGGATCCACTCTTGGTAATCATTCCCGGTTCGTTCTGTGTACATAGCACCGAGAAGACATTTCCTCCCAAGAGCAAGTCACTGTGTATCAACGTCTCGATAGCATCAGCCAATGTCGTTGCACCGTGGAGGTTCGCCTGCACATCTTGGATCTTGCAAAAGTACACCAAGACATACGTCTCGAACGTGTTCAACGTCCTGAACGTAGCACCCTGAAACTCGCGCTTCTTGTTCCCGGGAGACACGCACAACGCAGGCGTATTAGGAATTAGTTCCTGGTCTCCATACCAAACACTCTTCACGCCCAGAGCGGTCATGTTGGCAGAGATGAGAAGCTTCTGGTAGATGTAGTTCGCGACGACTTCGGAGCTATCGGTATTAGGTCCAGGCATAACAACCCCAACCTAGCAACGATACGCTCGTTCAACCAGATCTCAAACTCTGTCTGAATCGCGTCCAAGTCTTCAGTCTGTACCATCGCAAACGGTCGTGCAGGAATATAGGCACGAAGACCACCACTAAGTACCTGGTCCATCATGGTCTTGAAGCCTTCAGCGGAAGTCGCACCTGCACTAACGGCTGACGAACTTCCGTAGCCTGCCTGGTGTATGCCTCCGTACCAGATCTTGTCTGGCAAGCTCAAGATAGCTGCCTGGGTCTGGGTCACGGTCCAGATGTTGAACTGTCCCATGGTCTTGTAGAGCAGTCCAGACCTAAGCAGAGGATCAGAGACAGGGAACCTAGTCTTGGGGTCTCGAGCCTTCACAATCAGCGTCGCATCAGACAGCGGAGTCCACCCCGTAGGCCTACCACCAGCAATGAAGTTCTTCTGGATGCTAGGTGCTACGACTCGCTGGATCGAACGCTTCAACGGCTCACGAAATGATCTGATATCAATGTCAAGGGTGTTAAATGCCTTAGCAGACATGGCGATCGTAGGGGTAAACGAATATCCGATGTTGACCATACTGTCAACTCGGACACCGTTACCCGTTATGGTCGTCGCCACTAAAACACCTTACCCATGCCGAACTTAGCCGGACCCAACGAGTTGTCGTTGCAATCCGTATTCATTCGCCATGCATCCCAAGTCGAACTGGTATCTGTCGGGTAAAACACAGGAGCTACTGCAGGACTGTTAGGCGATATTTCCGCTATTGAAACTGCACCACTGATAATGTCGTTCAGCAGTTGAGTTCCCCAGGTCCTAAGCGTTAGACCATAACTCGCGCCGCGCTGCTCCGATATCACTTCCGAGTAGGACCTGTCGAATAGCCAACCGGCGTATATCATCGACATGACCTTTTGAACAATTGCTGGAGTAGTAGTAGCATCAATCCATAGCGGGACAAACGAGGCGTAGGTCTCGGTTAGCTTCCCGAGAACTTCGCTCGAGACCTGCGCCTCGAGTCCCGCGTCTAGAGAGGTGACGGTCAGCTTCGTCGACTCGAGCCAGGTCTGAACCTGTGTAGTGGTAATGTGAGCCGTCAACGAAGCCTCCTCTCCTACGAACTAGAACCGGTGGCGTTCTTAGGCGCCTTAGGGTCCACAGGGACGCCCTGCTGAGTCGCTGCGAGTTGCGCCTCGAGCTCAGCAATGCGAGCGTCACGAGGATCTTCGTAACCCTCACCAGCAGCCCTTGCAGCTAGGACGTTGGGGTCATCCTCTCCACCCTGAATGACCACGTTGCCACGTTCCAGGAAGTCTGCCCACTGGTCGGGGTCGAAGTCCTCCTCCTTAACAGGAGTTCCGGGGGGCGTGTCCGCTCCCAGTTCGGTATACGCTACGTACGTCATGTTACCTCCTAGCCGACGAAGCCACCGCTGAGAACACCGGTGAACAGGAAGCCGCAGATGGACTTGTTGTTGGTGTCGAGCCCGATCAGCTCGAGGTCATAGCGCTGACGGAACCTGACGATGTCAGATGCCCGACGCTCTTCCCTCCACCTGTCGACGATTCCACCACCGAGGGCGTTGTCAGTCATGCCCGTGTTACCGAAGTCGGCAGGGCTGAGCCCAGTCGCACCGTTAGCACCATCATCGATGCCTTGACCCGAGAACGCGCCGGAGCCGAACCCTAGGCCTCCAGCACCCCCACCGCCGAAGCCCCATGTGAACTGGTAGGCGAACGCGGGCACCTTGAGACCCGGACGCGGAGGCGTGTACGCGAGCAGAGCCTCGGTGTTCCAGAGGTACTGCAGTGCCAGAACCTGTCCAGGGTTGTTAGTCGCGATACCGAAGCCGGGAACGACGACGTTGTTCAGGCCTAGCAGCGACGCTACCAGATCCGGAGTCAGCACGGCACGTTCGACGTACTGGATCCGAGTGATGAAGTCCTGAGCGTCCTCGAGAGCCGACATGACCTTGTAGGGGATGATCGCCTGGTTGGGCGAGAGGAACGACAGCTTGTGAACCAGCCGCATCGCCACCCTGAAGTCCTTGATGGGCGTCGCCGTAGCGTTGCTGTCCCACAGGGGCCCGAAGCCGGAAGTCGTACCCGGAATCGCTGTCAGGCTCGCGTTGTAGTTCGCCGCAGTCGCGACCGTGTTGTAGATGCGGTACTCCTTGCCCAGCGCGATCCGCGAGGCAAGCATCTCAGCACCGTCGACGTCGGGGCTCAGCGGCGAGTCGGCGTTCTGCCGCTCTTCGTCCGTAACCGCGATCTGGAGCGCGTGCTCCTGTGCGTAGTAGCTATTGACGCTGACTGTGAGACCAGGAACTTCGTTAGCCTCAGTGCCAGGTGCACGAGCGTCATCCAGAGCAGGGTACCACCCCTCGCGTCCCTGGAAGACGTAGTACTTGTCCGACTGCTTGGCGACGGGGACCGAAGGGAAGAGAACATTGCCCACCAGCCCTTCGTTCGGCCAAGCGACGCTGATCTGAGTGAGGACAACGTCAATGTGAACGTTGCCAGACCCAGTTGGGCTGTAGACTGCCATTAGGCTCGCACTCCAACCGTCAGTTCGACATCGAAGAGGTCGCCCGCGGCAGCGTTCGCTCCGAACGTAGGAAGCGGACTACCCGGAAGGGAGATCAACGTACCCAGGACCTGCCAACCTAGATACGCTGCCTGAGTCGTGATGAACTTCACACGCCCCGGCACTAGCTGGGAACACACGACAAGCGCTCCAAGTACGGGAGCGGCGCCGACAGTAGCCCACGGAGTGGTGCCACCGGTCGTACCGTCCCAAATGCACTTGGTGTTGCCCTCGAGTGCGACGTTGACAAACGCCTTACCCGTGTTGGTCTTGGCAGCATCCAGGAGCTCCTGACACACACCTAGCGGCGCAGCTGCAGCAGCTACACCCAGTGTAATCGGAGCGAGCTGCACAGCGGCAGGCGTGAATCCGACAGCCGCAACCTGTTGCACGACTGACCACTGCGGATAGACGACGCTGCCGCCCGTCGCGAGGAAGGCCTTGCTAAGAGCATGATCCGTACCCGGCATGGGTTACTCCTCCTTCCCTGCGTAGCTGTCCTGGCGGTAGCTGTCGTACAGCTCCGGGTTCTGCCGCACGATGCCGCGAACCGCGTCGGTGTACGCCAGCTGCTTGCCTGTCGCCTTGAAGTGTGCCGACTGAGCGGCAACGACCAGCTCGCCAAGCTGTTGGGTGGCGTCCTTCTCGGTCCGGCTGCCCATCTTGCCGCGCTCACCAAGTTCGACAAAGCCGACCTTGGTAAGCTGCTCGAGCGACCCGACAAAGGCTTCGGACATCTTGATCGGATCGCCGACAACCGTACCTTCCGCGATCGCGTCGATCACCGCAGGAGGGAGAACGTATCGTCGACCTCCCTGCGTTGCCTGGAGACCTGACAGACGCGCCCTGGTCTCGGAGAGCTGTCGCGCGCGGTCTGATGCCGTGGCAGCAGCCTCGGCCCTGGTGACTCGCTCGTTCAGCTCCTTGAGCACCGGGTGCTCGGAGAGGAGCTTGGCGAGCGCGTCTTCGGTGACACCCTGTGGGGGTGTCGGTAGCAGTGTCGGAGGTACCGGCGTCGGCGGCTCGGAGAGCTTCTTGATAGCCGCGACAACTTCGTCGTCGGTTGCTCCCTCTGCCAGCTTGAGCGCGATCCTCAGTGCCTTGGGGTCCAACGTGCCTCCCGTCAACTGAGTTGTAGTGATTTCGGACAGATTGACGGGAAGCAGATCCTTCAGGAAGGGCCTGTTGGTTAGCGCACCGCCAAACAGTACGTCTTCGTGCTTGATACCCGCCGCGTCAGTCCACTCGTCGTCAAACTCAGGACTGAAGTAGCGGTACTCGCCGGCCTCGATAGACGCAGCAGCAGGCTTGGTCCAGTCGACGTTCAGATACAGGCCGTCGGCCCGTGCCTCAGCGCCGCGAACCCAACCTGCAGCCTTGCCATCTTGGGCCTTGTGGTCGTAGTCGATGTCGGGATCGACGCCGCGCACCTTGTTCGTGACGCTCGCCGCGAACCGGCCGATCTTCTCCGGCGTGAACTCCATCTTGCCGTAGACCGGGTGCTCGTACGTGCCTACGGGGAGGGCGTGAACCCAGGAGGTCCCACCTGCCTCGAAGAGCTTCTTGTTGACATCGACCCAAAAGCCGTAACGGCTCACTTCTTGCCGCCCCTCTTGGTCGCGGTCGCAGCCTTCTTCTTGGCTGGTACCTTCTTGAGGTTGGAGTTAGCCGCCTTCGCGGCGGGAGAAGCGGACCGAGAGGCCGCAGCGACTATAGCCGCACCCTGCTTCGGAGACACTCCGGCAGACTTGGCAGCGGAAGACGCAGCTGCCTGGAATCCCATGCCCCTCTTAGGTTGGGCCTTCCTCTTCGCCTTCGGCGTAGCTGCCACGCGCTTACCCCCTCCCATGACGGTATCTACGTGAACATTCCCAGAACCACTGGGGCTGTATACGGACATATGTTCTCCTGGTTCTAAGACGATTATATAGTATGTCCACAGAGGTAAGCTACCCCTTGTGTTACAACTGCGTAACCCCTACCTTGCCATACAGTGCAGTATGCCGCTTACCTGACTGAAGAATGTCGTACCTGTAGAAGCCTACAACATCGCCAGGTTGCAGATCGGCATTCGGAATTGCCACGTTGACTATTCCGTTGGGTCCGTCAACAATCGTAATGTCTGTTGGCGTAGTCAACTTGACTGTTGACGGAGCTGTATCGGAATCGCCAGCATTGGCCTTCAGGTACATCTCCATCGTTAGGCCTGTAACGTTGAAGGGTCCACCACCAGAAGTGATCGTGACCGTGAGAGACTCATCATTGAACTCTGCTAGCGTAATATCGACCTCTTGCATACACCATCCCACCAATCCACCATCTAGTATCTGTCTGACCATACCGCCGCCAAACACTTGCACATGGACAACGGTACCTGCAAATGCATTACTGTCGACTACCATACCACCAAAAACGTTACCGTCAACAATCGAACCGCTAAATGGCAAGCGCACTATACTACCATGGAACAAGTTCTGGTCGGTGACCGTGCCACTATAACATATAGGCGTTTGTACAGCAGGACCGATAACAGGAAGAGGATTACGAATAACCTGCGGACGTGTTACTCGGAAGAGCTGAGTATCCTTACTTCCAACAACTATAGGCGCAGGTGTTGCAGTTGGAACAACGAGCAGAATCGGATTACGAATGATCTTCGTAGGATTAGGCCTAAGCCATGACTGCGGAGGCTGACTAGTAACGACGGTAGGTGACGAAGTTGTCAAAACAGGAGGATCTTGTGTCGTGTTACGAAAATCTTGTGCAGGTTTAACATCGTACCACTGCTGCGCATTAGGCTCGTTCTGAACAACAGGCTGAGGTGTCGCTTGCGCTACGACAGTAGGAGCTTGAGGCGCCTGTATTACCTGTGCAGTACCAGTCTTAGTATACCTACTGTCAGGCTGAGAAGTCTCAACGACAGGTTGGGGTGTTGCAGTTGATACTATCGCGTCCTGCAAAGAGCTGCGAGATGTCTGTGGAGAGTTTGTATTAAACCATTGACTAGCAGGAGAAGCGTTAACGACCGTAGGCTGTGCGGGTGGTTGAGGCGTTGGAGGCGCTGCTCTGACAATCGTCGAGGGAGTGCTAAACCACTGACTTGCATTAGGCTCATTGACTACGACAGGTACAGGAGTCACAGTAGGCGTAACGACAGGTTGCTGAGGTGCAAAGCTAATGATCGGTTGATTAGAACTAAACCACTGCGATGCATTAGGAGTCGCTATAACTACCGGTTGTGGAGTCGCTGTAACTGGAGCGACAACCGTAACGGCGGGCGGGAGTTGCTGCTGCCGGTGATGGAACCGGCGCAGCCACGTCTTGCCCGGCTGCGCCTGCACCGCGCCGCCCCCGGCAGCCGCCGCCGCCGGGACCTGCAGCGCCCCGATCCACATCACGTCTGTGCTCGTTGATGTCGTCGCGGTCGCCGTCTCGGAAATCGACCCGTGCGCGACCGTGCCGTTGCTGTCAGCGGTCTCCATCGACGCCACG